GTCTGTTTTCTATATTTGTATGTGAATAACAAGAGAAGTGTTCTTTACCCAGGGCGTGTTGGTGGTTCAGTGGATTTCACAATCATACCGCCAGAGCAAGTTGTAAACATTGAGTTAGACCCTATTACGCATGAGCCAGTAGCATATACAATTTCAGCAAGGGTAATGTGGGATCAGGGAAGAAGGCAGTATAACTATACCCAAATCGTAACAGTAGATAGTATCGTAACACAAGCCGAAGGAGACGTACCATCAGATTTGAAGGTAGGCGAGCAACCCAATTTATGGGGCTTCATACCGATAATACATTTTAAGAATGAGGCGGAAGAGACACAGTTATTTGGCAATTCCGAGTTGGAAGCAGTAGAGCCGTATTTCAAGGCGTACCACGATGTGATGTTACATGCTTTGCAAGGTTCAAAGATGCATTCAACTCCGAGGATGAAGTTACAGTTAAAAGATGTTAGCGGCTTCCTTAAAAACAATTTCCCTGAAGCGTGGGAAAGTATTCAGCAGGGTCGACCAGCGAGAATTGATTTAACAGGTCATGAGTTGTTAATCTTTACCAATGAAGAGGATGCATCGTTTATTGAGGTTAGTTCAGCGATAGGTGATGCGGGGTCATTGTTAGAGTTGTTATTTTACTGTATTGTTGATGTGTCTGAGGTGCCCGAGTTTGCATTTGGTGTGCACACTCCAAGTTCGCATGCGAGCGTGAAAGAGCAATATCCGTTGTTAATTAGGCGTGTTGCTCGTAAACGTGAGATGGTAACAGAAAGTTGGCAGCAATTTGCACGTATGGTATTGGCAATGCATTCGCAGGTAACAGGGAAGAGGTTCAAGGATTATTCAGTAGCGTTAGCATGGGATGAAGTAATCGAGCGAGATGAAGAGCAATATGCAAGGGTACTTAATTTGCTCACGCAGGCAATTAATACTGCATTGATGGGTGGCTTCATGAGTATGGATGCGGCTGTCGATTTGTTGAGCGAGTATGTGGATACCATGAAAGGTTATGTTTCAGATAATGAAGAGCTTCCGGGCGAGCGAGAGAGGATAATAAGGAGTTGGATATTACGACAGCGGCTTGAAGAAAACGCTGGGATGAATGCACAATTAGAGGAGATCAATAAGGCGATAGAAGAAGCACGTAATGAGCTGGCGTGAGGATTTGAAGCGTTTCAATGGGCCGTATTATAGGTGGGCACTTGAAAACAGGCGAAAGTTTCTTACTACCGAGTTAGCCACAGAAAAGGCATTAGCCAAGGAAGTGGAAGGGATGGTCAAAGATTTGAGCGTTTCTATAGAAGGCATGCCTTCCGATGTAGCGGCACAGATGAAGTATGTTAAAGCTGGGCTGAAGGATTTCGCCAAGGCGTTGAATGGTAAACAGAAAGATATCATTAGCAAAGGTATCGAGAAGGCAGTAGGCATTGGGGTTGAGTATAACGAGAAAGTTAGTGCGGATTTACTCCTAAAGGTGTTCCCTGAAGTAGCTGGAAAAATACAAAATGTGTTTGGTCCAGTGCAAGAAGAAGTAATTAAAGCGATGTGGAATAGCAGGCTGGGTGGTTTGTATTTAAGCGATAGGATTTGGAATATAACTGGTGATACCACAGAGGCGATAGGGAGGATATGAACAGCAGGGATAGCAACAAATATGGACCCTGTGGATATAGCAAGAGCATTGACAAAGTATGATAAAGAAGGTTCAGGGACATTAGTAAAGGACTACCCTAATATGATGAAACGAATGGGTAGGGGGTTACCGAAAGACTTAAATTATGAGTCGTTGCGTCTGGTTAGGACAGAGTGATCAGCGGCTCATGGTGATGCCACGTTAAAGAGTGCGACATATAACCCTGCATGTAGAGGTGTGAAGTGGGTATTAAGTTCAGAACACCCAGAATACGAGATTTGTGATGAGTTAGCATATGCCGACCAAGGGTTGGGGCCAGGTGTTTACCGAGTAGAGGATGCTCCGCCAATGCCTGCGCATCCGAATTGTTTGTGCTTTTTTACAGAGGTAGTGGAAGACCCAACTGCATTTGTGCAAAGGTTAGAGAGGTTCAGGGACAATCCAGATAGTGATCCCGAATTGCAGGCATATTGGCAAAGGACATTTGCTAAGCCATCTCGTAAAGCACCAGCGGAAAAAGTGCGAACTTTGAAAGAAAAGTTCAAAAATTTTGAGCCATTACCAATGCCTGATGGGGTAAGAGATGCTTTGCTTGACCAGACTCCATATGCAAATGGTATTCTTCAGGATATTTATAAAGCGGATTAAGATAGTGAAAAAACTTTCTTTGTTAATGCATTGTTGCGATATATTGATGGTACTCCAATCATTCAAAAGATTAGCACGGAGATTGCACTTGGTAATTACGAGGAATGGTTGAACCCTAAAAAATTAAATTTCGTTGAGAAATGGCTTGTAAGGTGGATTAAAACAGCACTTGACCTTATGGAACAAGCTGTACCATATGATAATGAACTTATAAGGGTTGAGCCACTTTATATATATGAGAATTTGGATAAAATGAAGGTGGGGGATGTGATTACCCAAGGTATTCGTTCTTGGTCGCAGAAAGATGTAATATATAAGGAGTGGGGCGAGCTTTATTGTGTACACAAAGGTGGATTTGTAGCATTGCATGTGAAGGGTGCAAAAGGGATAAACATATCAGCGTTCAGCCACTATGCCGAGCAATATGAGGTGCTTTGTGCAGGCGATTATAGGGTGTTAGACATTAAAAAAGAGAAGTTCATAAAGGATGGGAAAGCTTTGGGGGATGTAGTACACATATTTGTGGAGCAAATAAATGTGTACCCACAGTTGCGAACTGGTAAAGGGAGGATAAAATGAAAGATGAAACTATAATGCGTAAAATAGGATACATATCAAGAATGATGCGCTTGCTTGCAGTTGATAAAGAAACAGCAGAGAAGTTGCAGAGTATATTGGAAGATGCTACTTATAAAGATGGTTTTCGTGATTTGAACGAACAGGAAGTTGCATATATAAAAGAATTGGTTAAACAATATAAAGAGAAAACTGGAACTTCAATTGTAGACGATGTGGTTAAGGTATTAGGTGCGGAAGCAAGAGCGTATTTGCGTGACTTTGAGGTGGTATAATGGAACATATGAATGGGGGTGAACGTCCAATAAAAGTTGAGAAGAGGTACGATAAAGCACGAATAGAGATTAACCCGAAGTATGGGAAGCCGATTATCCGAGACATGAAGACAGGGCAATACCTTCCCAAGTATAGAAAGGGGTGAAATAGTGCCGACAAAATTTACCATTAATAATGACGAGATTTCAGAACGAGATTGGGGGATGTAGACAAAGGCAGTATTTGGCAAACATTCAAAAAAGCACGGGAAGAAGGAGCTTCAGGGCTTGCAAGTGCAATAAAAGAGATGTATGCGGTAGTCAAAGCTCCTGTTGATGAGAATTTAAGGGAAGCCGATTGCTGGGGCCACACCATGAGATAAGAAGCGATGGAACATTAGTCGTTAATCGTAGGGGCGTAATAGCGGCAGNTGGAGCATTAGCTGGTGCAAGGGCAGAGCCGAATTTAACTGCGAGCGAGAAGAAGGAGGCGGCAATGCATTTGGCGAAGCATTACCGAACAATGGGATTAGAGCTTCCCGATACGATAAAGGAATAAGCAGGCGAAATGGCAGTAAAGTTGCAAATGGATGTTATGGGCGAGATGGCGGTTGAGGATATCCCAGTTGCACCGTGGGCTGATGTGAAGAGTTTGCAAGAGAATGACCCTAATCCGATGGAGGTAGTCGTAGCAGTACCCGTTGGTAAGTCTAAAAGAGGCTGGTTTTATACTGAAGAAGCACTAAAAGCTATTGAAAGAACGGTAAATGAGCAAGGGCTTCCGGGATTTATGGGTCATCAAAAACCCGATGATGTGGATCACGAGTTCCCAGAGCCAGTTACACATTGGGTAGGTGCAAAGTTTGAAAATGGCAAGTTGTATGTGCGAGGTGTGATTGATAAGTCAGCTGAAGATTTGAAGCGTTGGATCAAAGGCAATGCTGTAAGGACAGTTTCTATCTTTGGCGTTCCGAAATTAAAGCACAAAACAAATGGCGAAATTGAGGTTGTAGATTATCAGCCGTTGAGTATTGACTGGACACCGTTAGGAAGGGCGGGGATGGAAACACAAGTCGTAGCTATTGGCGAAATGGATAGTGTAAGAGAAGAGACAAAAGAAGAAAGACAAGAAGAAACAAAGGCAGGTGATAGCATGGACGAAGTGCAAAAGGTTTATGGCGAGCTGACAGAGTTACACGGGGTAGAAGGAGAGGAACTTGTCGCAAGTGTAGAGAAGATGAAAGCCGCATTTGAAGAGCAGAAACGCAAAGAATGTGGCGAGTTGGTGGAACAGCTGATTAAAGAGAAGGTTTCAGGCGAGGTTGCGCAGGTGTTGGTAAAGAAGTTGCTTAAGTATGAAGGTGAGCCTGACAAAGAGAAAATAGCAGGCGAGATTGATAATATCTTGAACGACCCAGATGTGAAAGAAGCATTAAGTAAGATTTATGCTGTAAACCCTCCAGTAGTGGGTGAAGAGCAGAGTAGTAAACTCGTAGTTAAGCGAGTAAGAATTTAGAAAGGGGGCAGAGAAAATGGCATTTGATGGACAGCCAGTACCAAGCACAGAGTATCAAATACCACAGGCAAAGGTAAGTGATGGACAGAGTGTAGTTGTAACAGCTACAGGTAATGTGGTTGCAGGTGAGTTTTACGAAATTGAAGGCTTTCTTGGAGCGGCCATGACTAATGGCAAAGAAGGGGATAAGGTAGTGCTGAACATTGAGCAAGCGGAGTATCAGACCACCAAGGTTGCCTCAGATAAAACATTTACAGTTGGGCATATAGTGTATTGGAATGGAGAAGAGTTTACTCCAGATGCAACAAAGACAGATACTACTCCAAATACTCCAAATAGAGTAGCTGGCAGATGCACAAGTTGGGCCAATAATGTGTTGACATTTATACTTGCACCGCAGGCATATTCAGTAGTGCAAATTATTGTTGAGGTGTCCGAAGTGACCGACACTGGAGCGTAGAAAGGGGGCTGATATAGATGATTATAATTGATCAGGAAAGTCTTAAAGCCGCAAAAAGGCAAGGAACATATACATATACCGTACCTATGGTGATTGATAAAAAAGAGTACCCTGTAGATGTAAGGCTAATTAATGGCGAGATGGAAACATACCAGTTGACTAAACCCATAGGTGAGTTGATGACATCGGCATCGCTTGAAGATAAGCAGGACTTGTTAAGGAAGGTTACGTTAGATGTCCAGCTGGGTAGGGAGCAGGTTCAGACATTGTATGCTCCAGTTTACCAGACTTTAAGCGACCCCAATTTTCCGAGGGTATTGCAGGCAACATGGGCAATGTATGGGAATGTAGTATTCCTTGAGCATTTGGAAGGGCAAGAGGTCAAGTTCGGGAGTTTGTCCGTTGAGCGGGGGCCGATTGCTACCATTCAGGAATACACCGCAGGATTTGAGTACACCAAGGAACTCATAGATTTCAATGAGATGTTCAGGATTGAGCTTATCAATCAGGCGATTGGACAGGCTTATAATGCGTTGCTGAATCATATCCACTTGTACCCGATTTTCAGTTACAACAAATACAACACCAAGAATGTTACCACATGGAAAGGTGAACAAGGCGACCCATTGTGGTTAGGGATTTACAGGACGTTGAGGCAGGCAATCATAGATGCCACTTTAGCAAAGCGTCAACCGACAGTGTTACTTGCAAACCCAGCTGATAGGTTTGATATTGAACTTGCATTGCGTGGAGGTTTTACCATAGAAGGCACGACTTATCCAGCGTTATCAGGCATTGATACGATAATCTATTATGAAGGTTGGCAAGGGACAATGAATGGCAAGCCATATGTGTATGAAGGAGTACCGCAGGGCGAAGCTTATTTGATTAGGCCGAAGCAAGGGTTTAAGGAACTNGTGAAGAAAGACCTTACTATTGAAACTACCAGCGGTGANTTGACGAGGTTAGTTGAAGCTCAGATAATCGCTNATGCTTACCGAGGCGTATTCGCTGCATTAGAAGAGAATGTGCAAAAGGTAGAGATCCGTGCGCCCCAATCATGATACCAACTCCAGAGTTAGTTGAGCAGTTACGCAATCTTGCTGGTGAGAAGGAAGAGGGAAGGGTCACCGATGCTGAATTAGAAGACATTATTAAGGCGTCAGATAACATTTATGCGGCGGCTTCCTATGTATGGACATTAAAAGCGGCGAGGATTCAAGAAGAGTTAGGGAACATTCAAAGCTATTCTATTGGTGAAGAAAGTTACACTTATAGGTCGTTGACAGATATGTTGGAGTTGTGCTTAAAGATGGCTGACTTATATTCCCAGATGGGTGATATGGGAGCAAGAATTGTGCAGGTTAATCCTCCTGATGTGGTATGAAGGAACAGCGGGTTAGAGACATCGCATGGNCAATTGAGCAAAACCCTGTAGATGTTACCATTTACCGTACACAGCGAGTATTGAGTGAAGGCCATTACACCGAGACTACCACGGAAGTAGGAACATATAGAGTGCGTATATTTTTGAATGATAGGAATATTCCAGTAAAATTGATTGATGAAGGAGGGAGGGCATTGCGAAGTGTTACATGGTCAATGCTTTGTGATGCTTTCGTAGATGTAAAGGCTGGTGCAAATGTGGTGGATGTGGTAGACGTACCTATGCTGGGGAAGTTAAAAGTAGTTAACGTTATCCCGTTAAGTGTACAGGGTTAAGTTGTAGGATACCAAGTGCAGTTACAGGGGATGGATGAATGATAAAAGTTGCCCAAGGTTTCAGTGGTAAAAGTAAATATAAGTTTCAGCAGATTTATGCGTTAATGGACACGGTATACCGACCAATGACAGAAGGGTACATGAAAGCAAACAAGCCGTGGACTACACGAACAGGTTTGGCTGTAGCAGGGTTACATTCCAGAATAGAGAAGAGCGAAACCGAAATAAAACTCATACTTGGGCATGGCGTAAGTTATGGCGTTTACCTTGAGCGTGGGCATAAGGTAAAAACTAAAGGCGGTAAGGTAAAAACTAAAGGCGGTAAAGTAAAAACTAAAGGCGGTAAGGTAAAAAAAGTTAAGCCGTATGCGATACTCAAGCCAACGATGGATAAGTTCTATCCAGATATATGCGAGCGTATAAGGGAGCTGTGGAGCATGTGAGAGACGAAATAAGGAAGTTACTTGTAGAAAAAGTTGCATTAGTTGGTGAAAGGGTATCCGAGCCATATGTTCCTTCATTGCAAATAGAAAAGCATTATCTTGTAGTTAAGGAAGGTTCACGGGAAGTACCAAACGATTGGGCTGGGTATACGACCACCATCGAAGTGTGGCTACTTGAGAACTTTGAGACATTTGCGGATGTGGATCAGCTGGCGGTAGATGTGATTAGTGCGCTGGACAAACAAATAATCACGGTTAATGATAAGAAGTACTTATTACGTTACCTTGCTACTATAGGTGAGGATTTCTGGGATGAGGAGCTACAAGCATTAGAACGTGGCTTGCAGTTTCAGGTCTTTTCATTGGGTTGGTTGAGTGGTGAGACATACGACCCAGATCCAGTAGCAGCATTACGTACTTGGAGTGAAAGCCGCTGGGTGAAGGTTGAGGCGAAGGATGGAAACATAATTAAAACACCGATATTGCAAACTGACCCAGATACATGGGATCCGTCAGACCAGCGTCCGGGCTTGTATTGGCGAATTGTGGAAGTATCAGCACCATACAATGTAAGTGCGTCAATGTATTGGATGAATTTCACCATTTATGGGCACGTTGTTGCACCAGATCCGAGCGTCCGTAGAGAATGGATAAGGAAAGTCGTTGAAGCGTTAACAGATGCGATGCGAATAAGTGTTAATAATGTTACGGAGTTGTGCGTGGAAGAGATATCAGCTACAATGGATGCAGATCCGTTAACAGTGGGACAAATCAGGTTACGTGGAACAATGGGACTCATGCGTAGTAAAGTAAGTGCGGAAGTATTGAATAATGCTTCCGTTAGTGGTGGGGTGTCATTTACAGTGAAAGTACCCATATTAAACCCTGCAGGGGAAGGAGGTTCGTCGGATTGAGTGCAAAAACAGAAGTACTAGAAGAAGAGCAGGACACCAAAATAAAACCCGAGGGAAAAGAGGCTGAAGATGTTTATACGCTTAATGATTTAGTAGCAAATGCTGGCATATTTGGAGTGAAGCCCGAA